TCACCTCAATTCAGCTTTTCGTTTTTTTCTATGACAAGAATAACATAGAAATTTTATTTCTAAGGGGTTTGAATATTTAGGATGGTGCCTATGTACTGCGAGAGTTTTGCCGCATTCTTCGCAAAGTTGACCTTTAGGAATTTTAATCTGATGTGCTAAAATTTCCGCCTTAACTTTTTCTGGATTTTGAATATGCCATTGTTTCTGGTAATTCTTTATTTCGTCATGTTTTTTGAGACGTCTTTGCTTTTGGTAATTTCTAAAATATTCTCTACGTTCAAGATTTCTTTTATCTTTTGTTAAAGGATATTTTTTGCGTTGGTATTTTCTATCACTTTCTAAGTGATGTTGTCTTCTATCTTCAGGTGATAATTTTCTCATAGTTGAGGTAAATACTTACCTCGACTAATAAACCTACCTCACCTCGATTTATTCAGTTTTTTCAATAAAAAAACGTGATCTGTTCACTTGAAAAATTACGCGCCTTTCACTTACGTTACTTGCTGAACCGTTACCGAGAACCTTCTCACAAGGATTTCTCCGTCGTTCGCCGCGGATACATTAACATTTAATATTTTTACGTTTATGCTGGAAATAACCCGTTGCGGCAGGTCACTTGACAAAACCTCTACTGTATCTGCAGCGGCTTTGAAAACTGGAACCAAACTTGCAGCCCACGCGACATTTCTCTCGACGCAGCCGAAAATCCAAGTGAAAGCTTTTCCTAATACATTGGTTTTGCGCTTGTAGCCTTGGGATAGGTTGTCCCATGCGTCGCTTTCCGTTAGTATTGCGCTGCAGTCTTCATCTATGGACTCCACTGGTAACACATGACCGCCAAGTGTAAGAGTCATCAGGTAGTCACCGCCGTTAACGTAATGTCCCGCTGTAAACTCGTCATGTTAAAGACTCGGCTCTGAACCCGTGTGACTTTGACGTTGACTGTGCCAACTGGAATGCGCTGATCTGTAGTCTGTATAAATGTTAGTACAGAACCCATGCTATTTTCAAGCGCTACCGCAACCGAAGAAGCCCATGCAACATTGTTTTCCACGCAAGTTATAGTGTAAACTTGATAGGTGCCATAGACCTTGACGAATGGTGAGCAGACGCCGTTTTTCCACTGCGGCTTGTTGGACCCGACGAATTTAGTGTCCTCAGTCAGGCTACTCATAGGAAGTAAGGTGCCTCCGAGAGAAATACTTGTCATCTGATGTCGCTCCTATTTGTTCACTTGCATGGTTACGCTGCCCCCGTAATGGAGATACTGAAGCTAAACGGTGTATCACCCTTAGTGCTTGCTGCCGCAGTCAAAATTAAGGTTGCAGTTGTAGTGGCATTCGGGTTTAAAACCGTGTTCTCCCTGTTCCATGTACACGTTAGGAGAGGTTGCGCCTGTGCAAGACCCCATGTGGTAACGGTCATGTGGAGAGTTTGAGGAACCGTACTTCTATTAATTATTTGAACCAGTATAGTTTTTAATGCGCCAGGCACGATGACGCCCCAGTCGATGCTTGTAGGCGAGATTTGGATGCCGACGCCTGCAAGTACGCCCGTGTTCGCGATTGATTGCTGGGTGATTATGGCTAAAGGCGCGGGTGGCGTGGGCGGTATTATTGGCAGGGGGGCATAAATTATCTGCATGTTTGCGGTGGATGTAGTCTCACTTACCGCTGATGAAGGGTCAGTGAAAACGCCAAAAGCCTGATAAATATAATATTGCGTTCCGCTTAAGGCATAGTAGTATCCAGGGTTACTGTCTGATTGAACACAAATGTAATATGTTACGCCTTGAGTGATTGCTACGTTACCTGGAATAGAAAGGTTATTCCAACCAGCAATAGCCGATATTGAATTTGATTGACCGAGCAAACCGCTGAATACGCCGCCGCTGTAAGTGCTGTAGATTGCTACTCGCAAGTTTCCAATCGCGTTAGGAACGTTGATTCCGACGGAAGCTAAAGTGCCTGAGGCGGTTGCAGTAACAGGGTAACCTATCATCACTCCATATAAACTGCCATTGTTGTAGCTCATATCGCCTATTACGTCAGTTACAGTTCTTACTTCGTTGCCACCTGAAGGATTAATATATAGCACTGGGTCAGCAAACCAGCAGTAAGCATTATCGGTTACAGCACGGGCGTCAAGCCAAACAGTCATTGAGTTAATCTGCACTGGATCACACGAATAAACTTGGGTGACTCCGCCAACAGTCGTGTAAACATAAGTAAAATAATCTGTTGGAATATGTAAATCCCAAACCAGTAAAGTCCAATCGTTTCCCCAAGGTAAACGTATAGGACCACCGCCTTCACTGTCATACCCCGAAATCATTTCAGCTTCACTCGGTTTTGCCGCTTCATGTCCAGCCGCATCATAACACGGTACGCCATAACCCAGAGAACTGCTAGCGTAAAAGTCCATTCCGATTCTGGCCGCTGGATAAGGCTCACTGCTTGAGAGAAAAGTAGTTTTTACCCAAACAGCAAAATATATGTGGTCGCCTGGGTTAACGCTTTGCCATGCTCCGTCAACTTCTCTTGTTCCCCTAACATAGTCTGGACCAACACGAATGCTTACATTCCCGTTATGCAATGTATCATAATCAAGAGAAGCATAATTTGCAAACGCTATCGTATCATTTAAAAATGCACTGAGGGGTTCCACGTTTGTTCCTATATAAGGCATGTTTAATCATCCTCTCCAACTAAAACTAAGTTTTGTATGTTCATTTTTGGTTCTACTCCGAATTTTTGATTATCATTATTTTGTGTCCACGCCCACTTGATTGATGCAGCCGCCCCAGCCATACGCGAATACACTTACGCTGGCGACGTCTGGAATCTCAAACGTGAAGGTGCACGCGAGAATACCCGTTCCAGATGGGTAATAATAGTAGTCTGACGCGTCGCCGAAGCTGACGGCTCGTTTTTTGCCGACGAGAAAATATTTGGTTGCGTCAATGAATAACGGTTCAAGATTGCAATACAACGTGCTTCCTTGTGAAAAAGTCAAGGGAGAAACTGGAAAATACGTAGAGCCTAAGGTTCCGCCAATAGGCAGAATCCACGGACAAAAAACCACGGAGATATTAACTACAGTGTTCGCGTTTGCTTTAGTTATTGTTATGGTGTAACTGGAACCTGAAACTACGGAAACAGCGGGTTTCTGAACTATGTAGGTGCCGCATGCACCGTTTCCGCTTGAATCTTCATCCTGCGCGACAGTGCTCCAATTCTCCTGGACTCCATCAATAAAAAGGTTCACGCCATTAGTCAACGAGTCCCCGATATCATTCATGTGAGTAACCGCGCCCGCCGTCGCTGCGGTAGCGGAAATAATCATGGTTCCATAAGCGATTTTTCCAAGCGGCGTCAAACGTTGACTTGACAAGTCCACAACTAAGCCTGTAGTGTAAGGAGCCGCTGACGCTTTCGAAACATCGACGAAGCCGCATAAGCCGATGCTGAAATTCTGAACGTACACGGTGACGGCGGATGCTAAGCCATCTAAAACAACCGCGTATGATCCAGCAGCTAAAGATAACACGCCGCCAAAAGTGAGGGTTTCGCCTGCTTGTATAGTGACGGACCCGCCTGCACCGCCCGTAATAAAAAAAGGGTTGCCGCCAAATTTAAGGCGTGCCTTAAAGTCTTTAGGCACTGACTCGGGGTTCACCACTTGAAACGTGTATGCTACCAACTGCGTAGCACCCACGGTGATGACGTCGTCGGGCCAGTCTGGAGCCGTGGCTGAATCCAAAAGATCCGTTAAAGTAACCGCGAAGTTAATCGGGGTTGGAAAACTGTAAACGTTACTTTCGTCTATGGAACTTCTTTCCTGCTCAATCAACAAAACCATTTTTAGAACACACTTCCTTGAATGATTCTTTTCTGTGTCGCTGGAGCGCCTTGGCTTGTAGCTTCAACAACTACGGTCTTCAACATTTTCTGGAGAACTGCAAGAGTCTTCTGATCCACGTTTCCCTCGATTGTTACTGAAAAGCCTGAAAAGTCGTAGTTATTGATAACTGAACCGTAATCTCTGCCTCTGCCAAGCGGAATAACGGCTTCAGGGCCTGATTCGCCGAGGAGTGCTAACGTTGGCTCATAGGCGATTCCGCCTACAGCGAACGTGGGAATCATAGCCTTCAGTGAACTGATGTTTTGTGCTGTCCACCCCTTATTTGCGCCTAATCCCGCGATCACATTCAACGCGTCATTGTATAGGCCGTTGTTTGACCTTGTTAAAGCTACGATTGCTGCTGCAAGCGCTGTTGGGCTCGAATATGTCGAATAGCTAGCCAATATCGCGCTCAGCACCGTCGCCACTACAGTGGTCTGTGCACCCGGCGCTGATCCGCCCGGCAACGTCGGCGCGGTACCTCCCCCGTATTGTGTTGGAAGAATTGTTGGTACCGTTACTGAATATGTTGGTGTTATCGTCGCCAACTTCGCTGCTGTTGCTACTGCATCCTGTATCAACCTAGCCTGGTACGCTTGCTCAATTACCAATGACTCAGCGTCTGCAAGCGCTAAATCCGCATTCCCTTGTATTTTAATGGCTAGAAGGGTTGCTTCCAACTCATTCGCCAGCGTTGTCAACGTAGTATTCAGTGCTTGTTGCCCAGTCGTCGTTATTGATGCATACGTGGCTTGAGCAGCCAGTAAATCATCGTTCTTTTGATATTCAATTTTTGCGATGGCGTTTGCTTGGTCTTGCTCAATCGGTACCGCTGCTGCGGTTTGTTCTTTTTCTGCTTGAAGTTCTTGCAGGCGATAGTTGTCGTTCATTTCGCTACGTGAAGTGTTGTATTTTTGGTTTAAATCGTTAAGTTGTGTTTGGTAGTCTTTATCGCTGATTTCACCGTGGTTATGCGCGTCTTCAAGCGCGGTTTTCTGCAGTAGATAGTTGAGTTCAAGGTTATCATTTTCCCTGTCTCGCTGGGCGCGAAGATTATTCAACCCAGTCATTGACGCTGTGATAAGGTCGTTGTAGAAAGCGTTTGTGTCGCTGATTTGCTGGTTGTAGTGACTTTCGATTTCGCTGTCCACCGTTGTTAACTCAGCAGTTTGGATTCCAAGTCTCTGGCTCCAGTAGCTTTTGAAGTCTGTCAGTTGCTGAACGTATGCAGCGTTTGCCACGTCAACGTCCTTTTGGTACGCTGTTTGAGCAAGCGTTTCCTCGTCAGTGTAGTAAGCGGTTATTAGTCCTTCAATCGTTTCCAAAGCAGTCTTCGTTAAACCCAGTTTTGTATTCCATGACGCCGTAAGATTAGCGAGGTCTGTTTGGTAAAGGGTGTTTTCCACCGCTACAAACGTTGCAGTCGCATCTGTAACAGATGTGAGACTTCCTGAGTACGCGTCGACAGCTGAACTTGCACCTTGCAAAGCTACGGTGACGCCTGCAACTGCAGCGCCGACACCTATTAAAATACCTGGTACAGCCATACCCCAACTGAGGGCACCGTAGAAAGCAGCGATAGCAACGGTAGCGGCTATTGCCACGCCTGTGATAATTGCGATAACAGCCGCTGTTTCCCGCATCGGCTCAGGTATCGTTTCAAGTATGGCATAGGTAGCGGCGAAAGCACCTACAGCCGCAACCGTAGATATAGCTAAGGTTTTCATGCTGATGTCGAGGCTGGCAAGTTTACTAGTTACATTAGCTATAGTTTCTGGAAGTTTCTGATATACGCTGCCAAGACCGCCAATGACTGCGATGGCTGAAGGCACAACACTTAACGCCGCGTAAATCATGCTGCTATTTAAATTACGTTGAGCCATGTCAGCGCGTTCTTGACTAACCGTTAAAGCGTCTTGCGCCGTGTTCAACTTGGCAAGTGCATCAGTAATCTTCTGCGGGTCACCGCTCGCTAACGCCTTGTTATACGCTTCCGTCGCACTCTGCAGGCTGTTAGTGCTTTTCTGAACGTTCAAGTTAGCCCGATCCAGCGCGACCTCGCTGTTTTCTACCCTTTCGAAACTCATAAAAAGTGTTGCTCCAGCCAACGCGAGGCTGTTTACCTGCAGGACTTGGCTACTGAAACTCTGCGTTGCCGTCTTAACTTTCGCATCAACTTGGTCAAAACCTTCGCCAAGCCCCGCAACAGCGCTTTTCACGCCGTTTGCAGCGGAACTTACCTGATCGTTAAGAGTGAATGTAAATTGAACTGGAAACTCAGCCATGCTTAAAGACTCCATTCAACGGTTGCTTCGTCAATAACGCTGAAGACAGCGGAGCGAACTCTCGGTTCAACAAGATAGTATGCTGGGCTGAGATATGGCTGCGCCATCTGAAAACGGGTTCCATACTCGACATAGCCAGCGTAGTAAATGATGGAGCCAACCTGCCAGTCAGCTAATCCGCGGTGAACAACCCTGATGCTTCGCTGCAACGTTCCCGTCCTCACTGGAACGAGTCGTTGAGCTTCAGAAAGCATCATTTCCGCGCCTACACCCATAATGTCATCGGCGCTTTTCTTAATGATATTCGGCAAGTTCTCTATGAATGCTTGAAGTTTATCGAATCCGACAACGGTAACTGGCATTTTCTACCTCTTCTCTAAAGCCTTATTGACACGTTTATTTTCTTCACTTAACCCTGCATAGTGGAAAGTGTACACGTCTAGTCTTTCATCTCTAAGTTTTCCCAAGTCCTGAATCGTCATTCCCAGCGTTTGGCACAGTTGAAACAGGAATATCCCCTCGTTGCTTTTCGCGAAACAAAGTTGCGTTCTTAACTGCCTCGCTCTGGTGGTCAATGACGTAACGGATAATGTAGAACGGCAAGTCCGGAGTGTACATTCCTTCACCCCAATATTTCCGCGTTAACGCAGGCTCTAAACATATTCCAGTGGGGTAACCGAGCAGGTCCTTCGCTGTTTCCATGCCTTTAACGTATCTTCCAAGAATTTTCTTTGGATTCGCCTTACCTGGGTTATTCTGCAGTGCAACTAAAGTTACAAACTCGTTTAATATCTCGAAAACGGTTGCTTGCTCTTTAACAGTGAACCCGCGACATCTAATCGTGAAATCGCCGTTTTCATCCTTCATTGGCACATCGACGATTAGCAGTTTGCTGCGGTTCATTAAACGGTCTCGGATGTCTCCGCACTTAACATTTTCTTCTTTTTGTTGTTTCTGGTCTTTCTTGAACGCTCTAACGAAGGCTGGTTCCTTCTCAACTTTAACTTCCTTATTGTTATTTGACAATATTTTCCACCTCTAATTTTCCATTAATTCAACAAAATTTATCTAATAAAGTTTGAAACAAAAAATAAAATAGGGAAAAACAGCATTTCTTACGCTGGAACTTGAGTTACGTTGTAGAATATGAAGTCTTGATCTAACAGCACTGCTGCTTCTGAATCCTGCTTTATGTTTGTAAGTTTGCCTGCAGTGAAAACCATTGTGCCCGCTAAAGTAGTTCCTGTTCCGCCAATCGGGTAAAGTGTGCCAATCAATTGTGATCCGCCAGTAAAAAACGACTTGTACGCCCAATCAGTGAAGCCCATTTTGACGTTTCCCTTATGCTTTTTTACTCCAAGCAAAACGTCACTTGTCGCTGTCTCACCCATGCTTGCCCACTCCGTCGCACTTCTGCTCCAGCTAAGATCTACTGATGCCAGCAACGCAATTACTGTTCCGTTATAAGCTAAGCTTCCGCTCATTCCCTCAGTTACATTCACCATTTAATTTATCACCTTCTTTTACCTTTTTCTTAACTCAGTTCCAAGTTACTTTTTCTAGATTACTTTTCTAATGCGCCCTTCAACGTGATTTGGTACCGCAGAATCCTAGGGGTTGCACCGTCTATTTCATGCAGTGGCACGCCGTTATCGGTTGGCACGATGTTTATGAAGGGCGAAATTGAACCGTGGTTAGCCATAATTATTCTTGAAACCTCGTACTTCATTGCTTCAGCGTTTTCTGTTTCGGTTGTTCCGCTGCTGCCTCTTGGAATCTGCACCCAAACGTTAACGTGAAACCTTGCGTAACTATGCTTTATTGATCCGCCGAAGTAGTTACCGATTGGTTCTGCCGCGTCGGATACTAAAACTTGAGGTTTAAGTTTGGTTCCGTCGTACCATTTGTTGAAGCCAAAAATTGTGTTTGCTGGGGAAACGTTACCTGTTAAACTCCATTGAGCCTGAAGAACCGCCGAGATAGTTCCGCTTAAAGTAATTTAAATTTCCCCCTCATTTTGGATGTTTTCCTTCTATGTTACCCTGCTTCTTCTCGTTCAGGTCGTTCCAATGCACCACGTACAATGGCATGTTACTGATTGTGTGGTACACGCAACCAGGATAATCTCTTTCTAACTGGTCTCGCAACATGATAAGTGAACCGTATGGAGCCGTGATTATCATGCCGAATTTCTGGTTTACCTCCATGTCGCCTGGACGCATCTTCGCCATTATCTGTTGAAACTGTCCATCTTCCATTAATCTTCACCTCTCAAAACTTAACCAGTATCTAAATCTTTCAGTACGTAGCCTTCAAGTGACTCTTTAATTTCCTTCGTGAAAGTAACGGGCGAAACCATAATCATGCTGACATCTTCTTTCTGGAAAAAATCAGGCAATACGCGTTTTCGCACCATATCGTTCAGAATGTTCGCGCAGGTCATTGCTGACGCGTTTTCTATGTCGCTTGGCAATGATACGTAGCCGTAGCTTCCTGCTAACGTCACGTTCTTTTTGCCCTTAGTGAACACGCTACCTTCCCAGTCAACGTACTGGTCATGCACTTTAATGTTCGAAACCGCAATCGCAACATTACCCACTGTGCCAGCGCTTAAACCAAGCAATGGACAGCGTTCAGTTGGCATGAACAAAGCTGATTTGCCTGACCCGTCTAAGGTCCACGTGCCGATTGTAGGCGTTCCGAAGCTGTGGTTGCAATAGGAATCAATCTTCTTGTCAGACGCAGGAATCAAGTAGAGCGTTATGAACTCTTCTAAATCCCCATCACTGCTGAAGCCCAGTTGCTCATAGTTTACCTGCGCAAGCATCCGCACTTCATAGCTAGTACAATAATTTGCCATTTTCTTATCCTTCTTTCTCTTTTTTTACTCCTCTGTTTCTTGTTGAACGCAGAAAAGCGTCATCTAAAACCTTAGAAAGCGCCTGCAAAAATTTTCTTATGCACATTTTAGTATGTTCCTTCTGGCAGTTCGCCGCGTACATGGATGGTTAAGCCTCTTGCCGTGGTTACTTTGGTGCCCCAGTTAGTTTCAACTTCGCAACTGTAAATTTGTTCTGCGTCAGTGAAGTCTGCGGAGCCAACTATGTACCTGACGCTTCCGCCAGATGTTGATGTAACATTGCATGTGCCTATAACTTTGCTAGTTGATGCATTGGGCAAAGCACAGAAAAGCGTGACGGTGCCTGCGCCTGTTAAGTCAACGGGGTTGCCGTCTACATCTTGAAGTTTCATGTCAAGGTTATAGCCGAAGTCGTTTTGGACGACATCAATTTTTGTTTTGTAACTCAATTTAGTTTCACCTTAGTTTTTCGCCTTCAAAACCTTCATTAATTCAGCGCCATATAACTTCAAAGCCAAACTGTCTGAAGTCACTAGGCATTGTCCAATGTCTAAACCGTAAATTTTAAGTCCAGGTTCTTTCCCGTTTAAAACGTTTGCTGGGTCAACACCGTATAGAAATGCGCTGGCGCGGTAGAATACGCTGGGCACTACCGTTGGAACCCACGTACCAGTCATCCAATCGTGAATTACAATGGCAGCGGGCGCTTGAACATTCCTCCTAGCATTCTTGGCTTAAACTTTGGTGTCCGCGATTGTAAGCCGACACCTACCATACATCGGTGTGAAGCAATTCGGGCAGTGGTTGATGTTGCTTCTTTGAAAGTGGCGATGCACCCAGCAAAACCATAACCATTAGCAGTTGCCGTATTTGTTCCAGCTTGATAGGTTCCAGTAGAACTAACAATTTGCTCCAAATAAGCATTAGAAACCATGTTATATTGAACACCATCATATAATGTAAATCCATTTATGGCAGATGATTGAGTTGCTAAAAGCTGAACTGTAACACCTATCAAAAGCTCATTATTATTTGTCGTTGTCACGGAGCCAGTAACAATGTTTGCTCCATTTCCACCAGAAGTATAATTAGTTTGGTCTAAGAAGCTAGTAGTTGCAATTCCACTATACTCATAAATATCAACAACCGAATTAATTGAACCAGCTGCATGTGTTACAGTAACAGTTTTAGATGCACCCGCACCAACAACACCTAACCAAATTTCTACTTGAAAATGATATGTACTGGCAGTATATTGAATCTGGGGTGTCCATGTCACACCAGTTTCAGTTATTGATGTTACAGCCTCTTCATACCAAGAGGTATATGTTGCTATAAGTACATTTCCACTCACAGGGGTTAATGCCATAGTTACAGTTATGGGGCCAACCCCAGAATCTGAGCCATTTCCAGATTGCCCAGCAACATGCGTTATAGTCATTCTAAGTTGCTCCTAAAATTTGTTTAAAGACACCTTTAATGTTACATTCCTCATTTTATTTCACTTTACCGTAAATTTTTTAAAGAAAACTAATCACGGGATTGCAGTAATAGTTGTTTGTATATAAGGATCCCAATTATTGAATGCATAAGTGTTAGTAGAACCCCAATTTACAATATTTCCACTTGGATTCTGCCACATGAAATTACTGTTTATTGTAGTATTTATAACTCCAGCACTATTTAATAAAATGCCACCTAAACCTACACAATTAAAAATATGGTTATTAGTTATCATTGTTTGATTTGTCAAATACATTTGAATACCAACTGCTGTGATACCGCTTATATAGTTATTATCAATAGATACCCCTGTCGTAGCCGCCAAAGAAATACCGCATGATAAGCTTTGTGAAATCGTGTTTTCTTTAACTGTGTCATTAATGCAACTGTTAAACTCTATAGAATTGTCACCGCAGTTAGTTATAGTATTGTGGAATATGTTTGTGGTAATAGCACTGTCAAAAAGTCCTTTAGCGCTCATATTTACAATAATGTTATTTGAAAAAACAGTATTTTGAACACCAGTCCCAAACCATACACCATTAGAACCATTTGAAATTTGATTAGCGTCAACGATGTTAAATCCACAGTAAGTTGCAATATCAACACCATGATTGCTACTTACTGTATATCCAGAAACAAAATTGTTACTAAATGTGTTGCTGCAACTATACCATTCAGCTTTTAACCCGATCGCATTAGCGGGAGATGTAATAGAGCCTGCAACAAAGTTGTCCGTAACTAAATTATTGCTGGCATAATCAAAAAGGATGATTCCAGCTTGAGTAGTATAAGCAAGACCTTGCATCCCAATATTATTTAGATGATTATTTTTAATGACGTTATCTGTCGCTGGAATTGTTGGAGTTGCCCCGTAATTAATATCACTTCCATCACACAGTATTCCATGCATGATAGTGTTACTAATAGTTACGCCGTCTATTGTGCTGTTTGAAACTCCTGCGAACGAAATTCCGTTTCCTAACTCGAATGGACTAACAATTAAAGATTGATACGCTTTATTTCCATTTAAAGAACCTCCTAAAATAGTGATTTGGGTATTTCCAATTGTCCAATTTGCGTTAGAAATAATGTTAGAGTTTGCGCTGTTAGCCAAAGTTAGAGATGCTTGTTTTAAATCAAGTATAGTATAGGAAGGAACTAATATTTGATTTGTTAATAAGAAGTTGCCGACTAAAGAAACGGTTTGTTGATAAACTCTTCCAGCCGTCAAAGCACCTAAAGCCGTGTTTATTACATAAGTTGCATTTGTTGAGGAATAATACACGGTGCCGTTTGAGGCTTTCGCCGTGTAGTTAGCGCCATCAGGATAAATCATGAAGCTATAAGACTGTGAAGGTTGAGATGAAGCAACATTACCAAAATAAATTATTGAACCTTGATACTGTTGAACGACTAAAACGTTTGAGGGAACAGTCACTGAGGCATTATGCTGAATTTCCTTAAGCAAAACGGAACCGCCGCCAACCGTTAAGTTTCCGATGCAGAGTTGCTCTATTCGCGTGCCGTTAGTACTCCAATAATCGAATGCTCCTGTCGTGCCGTTTTGCATTCCAGTAATAGCTAAGTCACCTAACGGATGACCAATAACGTAACTGTACGGTTGCTGCAAACCATAAAACGAGCTGCCAACTTCAACGCTTAACGCGGTTTGCACCTGAGTGTAAGATAAGTTTAAGTCGCGGCTTATCTGCGTAATAAGTTGGTCGCTTAACCCCGTGATTTGGGTGCCTTGCTGCGGACTAAGAACTCCCGCGCCAACAAGACTGGCAACAATTAAACTAACGATTATGGCAACAGTAGAAAGAATATTTTGAGCATTCAATTTTTTGTTTTGGTTTGTTGTTTGGTCACTCATTTTATATTACTACTCCTGTTAATTCAGCAAATTTCCATGAACCGTTAACTACAGCAAAAAGAAAAATTGAGTTCAAGGTACTATTGAAAACAAGAACTATTCTGCCATCTGTCGTAGTGCCTATCGGGTTAACTAAATCACCAGATTGCGATTGAAATTCAACGCCGCCAGAGGGCAATCCACCAAACTGAAGATTAAGTGTCATGATATTTTTCTCCTAACTTGCATCCCCATCCGAGTAAACTAAACTAAGCCTAACCGTCCCGTTGCAGGGTATGCTTGGCCAAGTGCCCATAACTAAAGCTGAACCAACCGTAGACGTTTTGAACAGGTAGCCTGGATAAGAAACGAATGGTTTCACGACGCCTTCACGTTGTTGGAAATACCATCCTGTATCTACTGTTCCGCCGTTTGGTTTAGTATCTGCGAAATGGAAGCCGAAGGTGCCGTCTGCCTGAACGCTATAATGATGTACCTTGATGATTTTGCTTGCGGTCTGCACAAGTGTTCCCTGATCCGTTACAAGTGTACCTAAGATTTTGTATGTGTTTAAATCATGTTTTGCATAGACGGTTGCTGAACCCACCGTCGTGATTGTGCCAGCGTTCAGTGTGTTTAATGTGCCTGCCTGTAAGGTGCTTATTGTGCCTGCAGAGAGCCATTTTATGTCGTAAAGAGTACCCATGTTCGTGGCGTAATATAGCGTGCCCATGGTGCCAAGCGTATTCAAGTTAGCAACTTGAGAAACATAATTTAATGTCCCCATGGTTCCGAGAGTGTTTAGATTGGTAACGTTTGAAACGGTCGTTAGAAGACTGAGCGTGCCCATCGTGCCTAAAGTGTTAATTCCTGTGACAAGACTTACAGTATTAAGGGTTCCCTGGTTGACCCCTATTGTTCCGAGGCCTGCTTCAATAGTGTTGACGTTACTAGTGATTTTATAGAGAGTTCCCAAATTATTAGTGTAATAAAGTGTCCCCATTGTGCCCAGAGTATTGAGGTTAGCTACTTGGCTGACATAATTCAGCGTACCCATAGTGCCGAGAGTATTCAGGTTCGTCACGTTAGTAACAGTTGTAACAGTGTTAAGGGTGCCCTGATTAATCCCAACCGTTCCTGCACCGACACCAGCAAGATAGTATAATGTTCCCATTGTGCCCAGAGTCGGAAGGTTCGTTACGTTCGTAACGGTTGTAACAGTATTCAAAGTGCCTTGGTTTATTCCAATGGTTCCAGACCCAACACCGCTTAAGTAGTATAACGTGCCCATTGTCCCTAACGTAGGCAAGTTAGTGACGTTCGTAACTGTTGAAACCGTTGTAACCGAGTTTAAAGTGCCTTGGTTAACACCAATTGTTCCTGCTCCGACGCCTGCCAAGTAATAGAGGGTTCCCATTGTTCCTAATGTGGGTAGATTTGTAATGTTTGTTACTGTTGCAAGTGTCGGTAGGGTTCCGATGCTTCCGATATATTGGAGAGTGCCACTATTCAAAGTCTGGATTGTTCCTGAGCCTATAACGACATTGGGAAGTGTACCAACGTTTCCAAGGTATTGTAGTGATCCAGCATTCAAAGTTTGAATGGTGCCAGAACCAACGATTATGTTAGGCAAGGTTCCTATTTGGGTTACAGTGTTTAGTGTTCCTGCACTTGGATTTGAAGCAGACAATGTTCCGCCTGTAAGTTGCACGTTTAACGTGCCAGTTGGAACAGTAGTGAAATCTATGTTAAGCGTGCCGCTTGCAAGGACAGTGCCGCTTGCGTTTAACGTACCGCCTGCAATCGTGATGTTTGGTAAGGTACCAATTTGTGTAATGACGTTTATTGTGCCACCTGTCGGGTTAGCTCCTGTAAGGGTACCTGTGACATTTACGGTTCCGCCGCCGATTGTAACGTTAGGTAAAGTTCCTATATTTCCTATGTACTGCAAGGTTCCAGAATTAAGCGTCTGCAATGTGCCACTTTGAGGAATAGTGGCGATTGTAGTATTTGAAACGTTTACAGTACCAAGAACGGGCATTGGCGAATATGTGCCTGCGCCTACATCTGCAAAAACGCCGGGTGCACCTGATAATCTAACTTGTTGCCGCGCATAAACAGGTGCAGAGAGTGTTCCAAGAGAATAAAGTGTACCTACATTGTTCGCGTAGTAAAGCGTACCCATCGTTCCAAGTGTAGGCAAATTAGTTACATTAGTGAGGGTTGTAACTGTATTTAAGGTGCCCTGGTTAATCCCGACGGTTCCAGCGCCGACTCCTGCTAGATAGTAGAGGGTTCCCATGGTTCCTAGTGTAGGCAGATTAGTAATGTTGGTAACTGTTGAGACAGTTGTAACAGAGTTTAATGTTCCTTGATTGATGCCTACTGTGCCAGCTCCAACACCCGCTAAATAATAGAGTGTACCCATTGTTCCAAGAGTCGGCAGTGTACCAACCTGTGTTAACGTCTGAAGCGTACCCATTGACACGCCGATAGTGCCTAAGTCAACTCTAACAGTACCAAGTCCTGCGGGAATTATGGTTCCTGCAGAAACGCCGACGGTTCCAAAGCCTAAACCCGCAACGTAATATAGCGTGCCCATAGTGCCAAGGGTTGGCAGGTTAGTGACGTTGGTAACTGTTGAAACAGTTGTAACCATCTGCAACGTTCCCATACTAACGCCAAGTGTTCCGCTACTCACCAGAATGTTTGGCAGGGTACCGATGTTTCCGACGTATTGTAGTGACCCAGCATTCAAAGTTTGGAGGGTGCCACTCTGAACGATGACGGGGACGTTACCGCTAATAGCCTGCAACGTACCTGAGCCAACCACAACATTTGGTAAAGTCCCTATGTTTCCAAGGTACTGCAGAGAACCGCCATTTAATGTTTGAACGGTTCCAGAACCAACAACGATGTTAGGAAGGTTGTTTAAGGTTCCGCCTGAAACCTGCAGGGTTCCTGAGCCGATTGTTACTGCATTAGTGATTGCTGTTACTGCGTTTAAAGTGCCTGAGCCTACAACAAGGTTAGGTAAGGTGCCGACGTTACCGAGATATTGTAGGCTACCGCCGTTGACAGTTTGGATTGTTCCTGAGTTAACAACTATGTTTGGTAGCGTTCCGATTTGTCCAATAACTGGAATAAGTGTAACTTGTTGAAGTGTTCCAGAACCCACAATAACATTTGGTAAAGTTCCAACATTGCCAAGGTACTGTAGGCTTCCTGAATTAACTGTTTGAATTGTTCCTGAACCAACCACAATGTTAGGAAGACTTGTTAGGGTGCCGTCGCTAATTTTAACAGTTCCAGTAGAAACGCTGATTGTACCCATGTCAACTCTTACGGTGCCGAGTCCTGCTGGAATAAATGTACCTGCCGAAACGTTAACGGTGCCACCGCCAATTATCACATTTGGTAAGGTGCCGACTTGCCCAACAACTGGAATAAATGTTACTTGCTGGAGTGTTCCTGACTGAGAGATAGAATTAACTGTTCCAGCTAAAACTGAAACTGTACCAGATTCACTTAGCGGGATAAGTAGGTTTCCGAAGCCGTCTTCCAACACCATGACTTCGCTGTCAACAAGAGTTCCGCCAACCGTACTTTCCCGCGTGCGCAGTTTAACACCCACAGAATTCGCGGGTACTTGAACGTAATTTTCACTTGACATTTTCTTTCAACATCTCAACTGTACGTTTTAACCCAGTCTCCAAGTCTACTTTAGATTCCCAATTTAGCAACGTCTTTGCTTTGCTGCCGTCTCCAATCAAACATTGAATATCCAGCGGTCGTGTTGGGATTGTGTTCCAAACAATTTTTCCCTGATAATTCAGTAACTCTCCAATTTTACAAACTAAATCTGCAATAGAAACTCCGATTCCAGTGCAAAAATTGAATGTTTCGCCAACCGCTTCTTTCCTACCTAAAACGCTCAGGTAAGCTGACACATGGTCATCCATAAACATCAAGTCACGCACAGGCTCAGGATCACCCAAATAAATGGTGTCTTTACTGAGCATCTGCGTAATTATCCGTTCAACAATGAAATGCGCATCCCTTGCTCGCCCGTACGTGTTGAAGCATCGCATAACAGTTATGGGAAAACCGTAAGCCTCAAACATATAATGCAAGTATTTGTCGGCGGCTACTTTCGAAACTGCATATGGACTATTAGGATATAGTTCAGCCGTTTCCTTTATAGGAAATTCCTTTTGGTTTCCGTAAGTCTCGCTGGTTGAGGCGAAAATGAACTGTTGAAAGTTCGTATTCTCACGCATGCAACACTCAGCTAAATTAGCGGTTGCCACAAAGTTAGTTTCAAGATACTCCATTGGATTCGAATACGAAAATGCAACAGGACTCAAAGCCGCAAGATGAAAGACAACTTCAGGTTTAAGCAATCTCACTATTTGCTGAATTGCAAAATGGTCATTTAAGTTTGCAAACGCTGTTTTAAAGTTAGCGTCATATGGCGCTCGCCCTGTAACATATCTTTGCAGAGCCGTTACATCGTGCCCTTGCTTTTGCAGTTCAGAAGCCACTTTTCCACCGATGAATCCTGAAACTCCCGTACAAAGAATTCGCATTTACATAAACTCCAAAGTTTCTCTAAAATATTTTACCAAATAGTCTCGTTATGGGTATTGTTCCATATTCTCCATCAGAGAAATAGAACTGCTTGCCATCAGCAAACTTAAGCACCAGAAACTGTGCGCCACTGGTAACTATGGTTGACACAACAGCATGATTATCCAGTTTTAATTGCTCAATGAATTCTTTTTGTAATTCTTCTTGATTCATCTATAGTTAGTCACTCCAAAGTTACATTAATTATTTTTTGATTGCGATAACGTGCAAGCCAAAGCCGTGACACGTAGACTTCACACTCGCAACAGTAAAGCCAATATCCGTGAGAATCCGCGTTAAACTCTCTGCACTGTAAGCCCATCGAATAAGGTTCTCTTCGTAATTGGTAGTACCCTCTCCACTGCTTCCATACATCCACCTGAGGCATTCTTCATTATCTGAGTGTGACAAGATGCCTGCGAGAAACCGTAGGTTAGGCGTATGAATCCACAACGCGCCATTCGGCTTTAACCAACCGTAACATTTCCGTAGAACTTGTCTTGCCTCAACATATTTGATGTGTGCGAGAACGTCAGAGCATAAGATTTCACTGAAACTTTCAGGCGGAAACTCGACGGTGCGGATATCAGCAACTATGTCCGCGCCAACATTCAGGCGAACGTCCACATTAACGCAATCGGGTAAATAACTTTTCCCAGAACCCAGATTGAGTCGGTCTTTCATTTCTTCAGCACTACTGTTTCATTGGTGTTTTCTATAACTTTGAAAAGTGTGATTGCTTCACGGTAATTTTCGCGTTCTGAATCATGCAGAATCACAACGCCGTTTTCACTTAACATTTTAAGTGCTGTGCGTAAGCATTCTGGGCGCTGGTCATCTTTGCCATCTACAAACACTAGGTCAAAGGTGCCGCCGAATGCTAACGGATAACTGGAATAGCCATCTTTAATTGGAACATGGTAAATGTGAACTTTCGCAGTGCCTGCGCCTAAGCCTTTCCACTCGTCAAAGTAAACCTGAGAATCCTCAATACTTAACACTTCAGCATCGGGGCACAACTGCAGTATAATCCTTGTTGATTCACCTGGACCCCACTCCAGAATGCGCTTCGGATTCAATGTTCGCAGATAACGCGCCAACGTTGGAATGTAACTGTAAAACGTGGGAATATAATTGATCGCCATTATTATCTCTCCCAAACGGTTCTGCCATTTTCATCAACATCAAGCCATCCTCTGCCGTACCAATAATGCTTTTTACCACAACTACATCGATAGTCAGAACCAAACTCCGTCCAATGATAACATTTTCCGCAGTTAGGACAAATCATACTAAAATAGTGGTCAGCATCATTTATTCCACAAGCAGGGCATTTTCGCCCTCCACTTAATTGCCAAATTATTGCTATCTCATTATCCATTTAGTTTTGCCTCGCGTGCTTATGGATGCATTTGCAAACATACTCGATTTCCCCCAGCTTCAAGTTGGACCCGCTTGGCAAGTTTAATCCGCGTCGGCTGATGTCGTCTGCAACAGGAAACTTTTGACCATTAGCATATTTCTTGTACGGCGGTTGTTTATGCACGGGTACAAAGAAGGTGCGTGTTTCAACGCCGTCTTTAGCCAATGCCTCGATTAGTTCGTCGCGTGCCATGCCATAGGAATCGTTGATGAGGATGCTGTACATCCAGTAAACGTTTTTGTAGCCTTCGCGTTCCACGGGCAAAGATATTTTGCCGCCACTTGCCAAATCTGCTAACAGTTCATTGTAGAATTGCGCGTTGCCTCTTTTGCATTCAACGAAGTCGTCAAGTTTATTCAGTTGTGATATGCCGAGTGCTGCTTGCATGCCACTCATACAAACCGTTGATCCGATGGCTTCATGCACGAAATGGTTTAAGCCCTGACCGAAAGCGTTTGCTTTAAGCCACTGCGCCCGACGCGCCAACTCCTTGTCATCTGTAACTATCATTCCGCCTTCGCCAGTAGTCATATTCTTATTGGCGAAGAAACTGTAGCAAGCTGCCTCACTTCGTCTTCCAGCTTTTTCACCGAGTAACTCTGCGCCATGAACCTCAGCCGCGTCTTCTACTAAATAAATTTCTCTACCGTCGTCTTTCAAGTCGTCAATATTGTTATTTATGTTTTGGAGGTCACACATGTGTCCGTAAATGTGAACGGGTAAAACTACTTTTGTTTTCGCCGTAACCTTATCCATGAAGTTAACAGGATTCATACACCATGTGTCTGGTTCGCAGTCAACCAACACGGGTTTTGCGCCGACATGCGAGACTGCATTAGGCGTCGCTATCATGGTGAATGTGGGGATGATTACTTCGTCGCCTTTGCCAACGCCTAAACTCTGCAGAGTTAAGTCAAGCGCTGTGCTGCAACTGCATGTTGAAACGCCATATTTGCAACCGCAATAAGCCGCGAATTTGCGTTCAAACTCCGCTACTACAGGCGCGTATCTACTAACCCAGCCAGACCGAACACACTTCGCGACGGCTTCAACGTCTAAGTCATCGATATTTGTGCTACAGACAGGTATCATGCGAGAGTCTCCTTTTCGCTTAGTCGGTAGGTGTCGCACTCGTAGTTTTTGCCACCGCGTGGACCCCGCGTAAACACCATGATTTCGCTGTTACGCAAAGCCTTCAAAGCATGCCGCTCATTAGGCCCTGTAAATATAAGGTCGCCTGGCACAGCGATTTGTTTCTTAACGGGTTCCCACGGGTAACGTCTGTAAACTTCTATTTCGCCTTTTAAGATGTAGTCGTAGTGTATGCTTTTTTTGTGGTAGTGGTTTCCTCGGACTGCTCCTTTCTTGAATGTTATGTGATTAATGTGTTCAATTTGCTCGTCAGTTAAAACGTCGGTGATTACTCCACGCTTATCTTTGACTTCTGTGACTTCGTTGACGACGTGGAATTCTGGAACTGGAATGATGAAGCCGCCCTTGTAGCCGCGTCTACGCCACTTCGCCATTATAGTGTCTGCGAAGTTCCATGACAATATTAAAGCGTAATCGGGCAAGTCAGTAGCTACGGTGGATTCATGCATTATGGGGATGTGTGTGCCTGGCGTGTAGGTGCCGATTTTAAGCGGGTTCAACTCAGCAATGTAATCAAGTGTTTCTGTGCCAACTCCGCAGAAATTCAGTAGTGTAGATGCTTTCATGGGTGCGCCGACGCCGACAATGCGTTTGCCCTTGTCCTTTAATTTCTTGAGGTAACTGACGAGTTTCTCCGCGTTTTGTCTTGTTTGGTTAGCGAATTCAATGTATGTTTCAAGTTTCCCATATTTTTCTTCAGATTCTAAAATGCTGTTTAAGTTGAATGTTGACGAATTTTTGATGGTTGATGCGTATATGAGGATTGAGCCGCCGTAGACATCGTTGACTGTTGCGTCATAAATGTATAAGTCATGCAGTTCAAACAAGTGTTTTAGCGTGGTTAACGTGTAATAGCGCAGGTGCTCATGGTAAATCGTGTCGTACTCAAGCTTCTCAATCAACGCGGGCAAATAGTGACTTTGACTAATAAAGACGGAATCATCCTGCATCAAACCTCGCACATCTTCAAGGAATGCGTGAATATCATCTACATGTGCTAATACGTTCATGGCAGAAATAACTTTTAAAGAATCATGCATGAACAGATTCATCTTAGTGTGTGCAAGTTGAAAGCCATTAAAGAATCTCTCAATTACAGAAATACCTTTACTACGGCATACTTGCGCTGGAAACGGTGTTGGTTCAATACCTAACACGGCGATACCCTTATTTTTAAAACCTTCAAGGAAAGTGCCGTCATTGCATCCGATGTCTATAACTAAATCTTTTTCGCCAAGGCCTAAACTGTTAATTATTTTTGATGCGAGATTCTGAAAGTATTCAATAAGTTCAGGCGATGAACCTGTTAGGTAATTGTAGTTTTTGTTGAAGACAGTTTCTTTCGGAACTGAGCCGTCAAGTTGCATTAAGAAGCATTTTGTGCAAACATACACTTTCAAAGGGTAAACTGATTCTAGCTTTGTTAGTTGCTGGGTGGTTAAGACTGCGTTGCAGATTGGTTGGTTGCCTAAGTCGAGAATTTCTACAAGTTCGGTTGCGCCGCAAAGTTGGCAATTCACGGTTGCTCACCGTGCCATCTTATAATCCATTTTCGCATTTCTTGGACGTCGTCATCGTCGTAATATTCTATAATAGTCATTTGCCGTGGGATTTCTTTTTTTGCCTCATCCAAAATCTGACAAAACTCAGCAATTTTTCCGGCAGAAACATGAAATTCTAAGCTGTCTACCCATTTGCCGAAAGCGTTTCGCAGTTTATTTTTATTATCTTCGCTCATTGAGGCATCACCTCGAATTTGAATTGTGGCTTAGTCTCAGTGATTTTAATGCGTCTCTCGTTTCGCCATGGGTGACTATCCAGAATCACAGGCAAAGTACTGGTGTATTCTTCAAGCATAAACTCCGCGGGCAATACACCAGTAAACCAAAAGTCCGCTTCAACAGGAGTTGGGTTTCTGTCGCGTATACGTTCAAACAACAGTTTAGCTTTCATTTCATCCGGCTTTTTAGCGTTGCCAAAATGGTAAACCGTCACGTCATCCAGAAGTTTCTGTTTATCTGTGTAGGCTGGGTCTCCGCCGAGCATCCTGTCAAAATGCACATAGTAGCCTAAGCCATTACGTGGTAACGTGTGGAATGCATGGAAGTTTAAGCCGGGGATGCTGCGCCAAATCAGAAACGGATGCGGTAGTCCATACTGGTACCACGGGCTTGTCGGAATCAGTGAGTAAGCTATATGTTGGAAGTCATGGAAGAAATTAAGGAACCGTGCAGGTCTCGCGTAGACTGCTTCGCCATGCTGGTTTGCCAAGCAGAACTTGCGCATTGCATCTGCGCCGCTTTTGCTTAAAACTTCGTCTGCGTCAATGTAAAGCATCCATTTGCCCGTGCATAACTCTAAGAGTTTAGCTTGAATTTCCTCTTTGCTTGCCCATGCGCCACGAACAAGCTTAATCTTATGGTCTGGATCAGGGAACGCTTGTATCTTTGCCACGGTGTCGTCGGTGCTTTCGCCCTTGCTGTTTGCTCGATGCGCCGCTTGCCTGCAGGCGCCTTCAACAATGTCTATGCGATCCACAAACGGGTAGATGCTGCCTAAACAGTATTCTATGAAGTCTGCGTCGTTTAAAACTTTGATTGAAGCCGTAATTAATGGGCGACTATCGAGAAATTTTTGAACTTGAAGATAATTTGGATTAACCAAGATTTTTGCATAATCGCCAGCGTTGTCAACGACCACTTCAGCATGACGGAAGTCTTGCTCGTAATCCTCTATTGTTTGCTGGAGTCTTTGGGCGCCTATTACCTGTCCGGGTAATTTTTCGCCTTTGTCAGTTATGAAAGGTACTTGACTGTACGGGTGGTTAAGGGCTTGATGCATGATGCCGAAGCGTTCCAAGTCAATGTGCCAAACGCTACTTGCTGGGTCAACCCAAACCATAAAGCCCTTCTGCCGCAATGTCGCGCAGAACGGAATCGGCGGATAAGGATTACTATACACACCTGCTAACTCCACTTTACGCTTCGCCAGGTAGCAGGTGCTTACTGAATCCACAGTGAAGGGTTCAGTCTGGTTTAATCCAGGCGGATTGTAGGGGTGAAACATGCAGTCTGTTAAACGGTAAATGTAGATGTCGAAGAAGGTTTTGTGTCTGCGTCCTTCAGTCCAAACCATCGATGCGATTAAGTCTTTGTCACGCGCCATCAACCGCGTAATCGTGTCGGGCGGTATGACGACCAGATCGCTGTCAATGTTAAAGTAATAGTCTTCGTCTCCTTCTTTCAAGAGGCGTTGCATGTCCTGTTTGACGCGGGCTAAACTGTGTCCGAAGCGTTCTTCAGGCGGTAAGTAAGGCTCTTTGTAAATTTCAATTTTATGCTTAGATGTTTCTTGCCAATACTTCAGATAAGCGTATGACTTATCAGTTGATTCGCCGTATAAAACTGCGATGCGGCTTATGTTTCCTTCTAAGTTCTCAACTTGCTGAATAAACCTAGGCAACCAGAGCTCGCCGTTTTTGACTTTGGTTCCGACTAAGACTTTATCTGTCATTACTGTATCTTCCAAGTTGGTGCAGCAAATTCCTTAGTCATTGTATAACCGCATTCTTCGCATTGGAAAACGCTCTGAATGTAGGTTACAAAGTCGCTACCCGCGAAAACAACAGTATACTGTTGAGGTGCTTGTTGCTTTTCGACGTACTCCTTTAATGGAATATCCTTTGATTCGCTTGAACCAATTTTTCTAACTTTCGAGAATTTTATTTTTGCGTTGCCACAATTTGGGCATATTGGGTTTTCTTTCATTTTTCTATTCCACGCTCCATGATATTTTTTAGTAATGGGCTTTCATACCCGTTACTTTCCAAACTTTTAATTAATGCTAAGATGTCTTTTGGTAGGCAAGGGCTGTTCTTTTTAAGAGGGCCTAGACGCGGGTCAAGATGCGAATAGCCAATGCGTTTATCCAATGCTATGCCTTCGTACACGATGCCTGAGTATGCACCGTAAACCTTGCAGACCTTCGCGATTTCACAGGCAAACGCCACTTTAGCCGTTAAGAAAGCGTTAGATAGGTACTTGATGACTTCGGCTTCTGTTGGGGTGCAAAGGATTGTTTTGCAGTTCCACCGTTCATAAACCTTAGCTAAAGTCTCCATGTCCTTTACGTTGGATGCGCCTAACACGATTCTGTCAGGAACCATCATGTCTTCGTAAGCGCTGTTTTGCCTTAGAAACTCTGGGTTACAAGCAAACCGCCAAAAAGGATAAGCCCTCTGCAACTGCAAAGTGGTTGTGGGTGGAACGGTGCTTTTTAAAACAATCAACGGTTTATTACCTGTGTTTGGGACACCCATTTTATCCAACACATTTTTAATGAAGCTTAAGTTTGCTGAACCGTCTGGAAGTGACGGTGTCGGTACACATATGAATATTGCATCACAGTTATTCTTTAGGTTCTCAAGCGAACAATTCTTTTCAGGCGCAATATCTCTGACGTCGTTAACGTAGACTTCATGGTACTGCTTGAAAGCTTCAGCGCAGGCCTTGCCAACAACGCCATATCCCACAATTCCCAGTTTTATAGGCGTCGTGCCTCCAAACTTGTGTATTCACGCGAAGCACGGATACGCTCAAACAGGCTAAACCACCGTTCATTCATAAGGTCATGGCTAAAATGCAAACTGAACTCGCGCCCTAACCGCCCAAACTCTTTGCGTTTTTCAGGATGCAAATACGCATCCACAATCGCGTCAGCCGCAATGTTTTCGTCAACTTTAACTTGACACGCATCCAGCGGACTCATATATTTTATGCGGGGTGGAATAGGCCAACCGTTGCCCCTGACGAATTCGCTCATGCCAATAAAGTCGCTGCCAATAATCGGCAGACCACACGATAATGCTTCAAGCATGGGAATCTCGAAGCCGCCGCCCTCGCTTAAATGCAGAAACACGTCGGCTGCGCCAAAATACTTTGCCATCACGTAGTCAGGTGTTCCGCATAGGTTATGGAAGTCGCCTGTGCCACGGCAAAACCCGTCAACGCCCAGCATCTTAGCGCAATGCGGAATATCACGGGCTTGCTTCATCCAACTATGCACGTAAACGCGTAGGTGACTCGCCATTTCGGGGCACTGGTTAAGCGCCAATTGAATCGAGGCAAACATGCCGGGGAAGTTTTTGCGGTACGGATCCTTGTTAGCGCCAGCAACCATTATCAGGAAGCTGTCTTCGTCTATGCTGGTGCGGTTATTCATGTTAAACGGTACCGCTTGCTCATTAACCATGGCGCGACATTCTTTTTTCTGCTCTGCGGATTCAACAGGCTTGTAGACGCTGTTGTTTACGCCAAGCGGAATATACTCGGAGTCTACGCCGTTCGCTGCGAATTGATCGTAGCAATACTTTGTCGGACTAATCACGCGGTAAGCGTGCCTTGCGCACAGTAACGTTGCTTCAGGAATTGGCTCGTGATCCGCCATGACAATTGGTAGCCAAAATGGGTGTATACCTACGAGTTCGCCGTTTTCCTCGCGGTTGTACGCGCCCATCCAAATATCATAAAGCGTAACGAAGACATCGGGTCGCCAGTTTTGAAATATGATTTGCGCAGTTCGCCCGCCGTTATCGTCTCCTGGCAAGCACGGGTAAACGGTGATGCCGTTAAGGTTGAGCATTCTGCCTTGGATGCCGTAGTTGCACAGTTGCTTCACCGTGTAATGTTCGTTCCAGTATGGCAGGGTTAATGCGGATTGGACACCGTAGCCACTAGCTATGAACAAGGCGTTTGATAACTGTAGGATTTTGAAGTCTTTACTATTCGGTTTAATATCTGCCATTTTCCAAATCTATCCTGTATATTTTCCAAATTTAAAATGATTAAATTATCATAAAGAAAGAAAAAAGGGGTTTATGAAAGACTGTAAATACACTGGTTTATGTTTAAGCGTATGTTATGCCAGTTCGGAGTTTCCATGCGCCAGGCTTATTCACCATAGCTGCACCGAAACGGACTGAAGCATAAACATACTTTTTCTGTGTCTGCACTAGATACTGTGATTCAACCACTGGCGGACGTTTCATTGCGCCGTGCACTGCACCCTTCGCAAGAATGTAGCTTTCATAAGCTGTTCCGCCGCCGAGTGCTAAGCTGCCGCAGGGTACAACTACGAAGGGAACGCCAAGGTAGTTTGTTATGTGTCCGCCTGTGATTACGTCGCGTGCGCCGAAGGTGGCTGCGTTAACGAATTGCGAGTCGCGCATAAGTTGCGCTTCAACGACTGGGTGCATTACGCCTGAGATTGGCTCTTCTGTGCCTGCTCTCATGCTTCCGATGGCTTCTGCGATTCTTGCGGGGGTTACGGGGAATGTGCCCGTGTTTACTGTTCCGCCGCAGACTGGCGAGATGACGCCTGCGAAGTAGTTGTCTATGCCTGCGTCTAAGCAACGTGTTAAGCCTTCGTTCATTGCGTCAACGGTTTCTGGAACCATGTCTTCAAGGTTAATGCGACAGATGCTATAGCTACATTGCCATTCAGTTAACGCTATGTTCAGGGCTGAAACGGTGGGTGCGGTACCTCCTGGCTCTGCGCATCCAGCGGTGCCAGCAACAGGTTGCAATACGGTTATAACGTTGATGTTGTCGCCTGCTTTACCAGATATGTCTTCGTGCCAAGTGATAGCGGGGTTCTTTAGGAACGCGCTAGCGGGGTAAGCTTGCAGTATTTGAAGTTCTGTACTCCAGATAGTTGGTGTTGCTGAACCGATGGCTGCTACGCCGATGGTTTCAAAGAAGGTTTTGTCTTCTTTAGCGATGTCTTCTTTAGCGAAACTTTTTGGTTCCCAGCGAAAATCATCTTTGGGGCTTGTGCTTTTCAGCATTTCAACCAGTTTAACTTTGTAGTCTTGCTTAGGTGGCTCTGTAGATTCTGTGAGTGCAACTGTTTTTTCTGCTGGCGTGGCTTTGCTTATGAAGTCTTTAACCATTTTGTTAGTGCTGTTTATGGTTTCAGTTAGTTCTTTCAAATTGATTGTTTGGGTTTCTTTTTCACTCATGTTTTATTCCTCTGTGTTTTGTGGGCGTGTTAGCCGATTAGGGCTTAACCCCTGCATACCCTAAGTTGTGTCAAGGGACACCGTTTCATCCGACGGTGTAAGCGTCAATCCAAAGTAAATGTCACGATTACAATTTGTGACTATGATTTAGTCATGGAGGTAAACTGGGTTTTCAACCAGTCTGCCACATATGCATTTGTAAGCGCGTATTCTACGTTGGCAACTCCAACAGGTTGATTCAGCAACGTCTAAGCCGCAACTACATTTCAAAGTCAAAAGAAACACCTTAATATTTCATTGAGTTTGTAGGAGGCTTTGTTTCATGAACCGAAAACTAGGTACGTAAATTACCTGTAAGGTCGTTGTAAGTTTTCCTTACACACCATATGCCTTTTCCCAACTCCATAAATAACAAATATTTTAAATAAAGGGAGATTTTAAGCGTCTGCAGGATTCTTGAATCCGTCTTTAGTTACTTCAGCGATTCCGTATTGTTCAAATATTTTGTGGTCTTTTTTATTGCTTAATTTTAAGCGTTCTATCACAGAACTTTGAAGCGTTATTTCGTCTTTAAGTTTCTGAGTTTCACCCATGCTTTCATTGTATTTGATTTCTAATTCAAGTTTACGTTTTGCGTTAACGCTAAGTTGGTCACTTAACACGCTTTCCTTCTTGATGTATCCTGCCTGTTGGTCAAGTAACTCTGCGTTTTCAAGTTTTACTCTACTACTTTCTTTCGTTTCATTCAACGCTTTCTGCTCTGCGCTAGCTCGCTTAGTGGATTCCTCGTTTAAGTCGCGCCGTAACTTTTCGTTTTCAACCTCGAATTTGCCAAGGGCTTCTTCGAGCTTAACTGTCTGCGTATGGTCCTTGTTTATGTTGATTTCAAGCTTTGTGATCTCTGCGCTTTTTGCTTCAACCTTGCCCATAGTTTCGTTGAGTTCAGATTTAGTTGCTGTCAGTGAATCAATTAAGGTTTTGTTTTGTGTTTCAAGAACGGGGATTTTAAGGGTTTCACGTATTAAGGCAGCTTTTTCCTCTTTTAACTTGGCGTTTTCGCCGTCTTTATTTATGCTCTCAGTTTTAAGGTCCGTATTCTCTTTGGTTTTTGCTGTTAACTGCATAGTTACATCAGCTTTTTCACGGCGTTCCTGCGCTATGGTTTCCTGTAAACCCAAAGTTTCTTTTTGGTTTTCTTTCGCTAAAATGTTTTCTAACGTTTTTTGTATCGCCTCCTTTTTGTCGCTCGGAATTCCAGTAGTCTGATTTAATCTTGCTAACGCATTTCTAACATGCGGCAAATCCACAGTTCCATCCGCGTTCTTATAGGGTAATTTACGTTCGCTTTTGTTGCCGTCCGCACCCTTCGCGCTATCAGGAACAAACGCGAAGCAACTGTCAGGGAAACTTGCGTCTCCAAACGCTTCCTCTATTTTATCTTCTATTTTGTCTTTCAAATTTTGTTTCACCTCATTCATGCTTTCTTGGTTTTTACATTCACAAACTATCTCCCCGTTAATCATTTTACAAACTGCTTTCCCAATTGACTCGTTAAACATCAACGGCGTAATCTCCGTAAGTGGATCGCCAGGTAAATCTTCGCCTGCCACTACAAGCGCCATCGCAGTGAATTGGTAGCCGCCATCCAAGTTCGCTCTTGCCTCAATAGACGGATGCAAGATTTTGCCGGAGTCAAGCATATCCTGCAACGCATGGTCTTTGTTGTCTACGCGCAATGTTGCTTCTACGCTGAAGTCGTCTGCTTTAGTAAAGTCTACGCGGGTGCGCGGGTAACTGAACCATGTTGAGTGGTCATGGTTTAAGTTGACGGGTCGCCAGCTCAGGGTTTCCGCGGCTTTCTGCATCTTCACGTAATCGCTCCAGTCAGTGTTCTTCATAGATATGTTTGCGGTTAAGGCCCTGACAAGGTAGTATTTGGCTTCGCTGTCCTGCCTGTACTTGGTGATAAGTGGCTCTACCCAACTGAAGCTTTCAGCGAACTGTGCAGACGGATGATACTGTTTAGAAACATCTACCTTGTTCTTCTGAACGAAAGCTGAGAATTTAGCTGCGCCCTCTGACTCGCCATAGCGGTTAATGAACAGGCCTAGTACACGTTCAAAGTCCGGGTGCATGCTTTCCTTCTTATTCCATTGGTTATAGCAGATTGCGGCGGTTTGTTTTACTGGTCGGTTATTGTCTATTTTGTGCAGGGTATGGATGCACCTTGTCATGAACGCGGATTCTTCTTCTCCGCTATTTGGCGTTGGGATTGGTATTCTTTTTCACCTTCAAATTTTCCTTTTGAACTTGACTTAACTCTTTCTCCAAATTTTCCTTTTGCTTCTCCAAGTCATTGATTTTAAGCAGTAAACCTTGTACATATGCGGTTTTGGAGTTTCCCATACCGTCATAAAAATTTTCCATTCTGTTTTTTCATCTCCCGCGTTTGTGACTCTCATTATTCTCCTTTTGATACTAATTCCCAACTGCACGAACAATAGTTATGTGCTGGCAAACGGGGTAAGAATTGCCCTTTATTAAAGATTAGACCGATGATATGTTCAGAACAGTAAATGCAGTGTTTGGTGCTTCCTCCAATGCCTAAGAACCCAGCCACATCGTTTGCGCCGCCGTAAACTTGCAGTGAATTGTTAACTACGTTGTAACTGAAGTCTTCGCTGAACATTGCAAGGCGACGGTCTATACCCTCAGGGCTTGTCCAGAAATCGTTTGAAACGTTGACCATCGTCAATTATCTCTTTTTGCTCGTGTGAAGGTCAGGCGCTTTAATGGTGCATGGAAGCTTTTTGTCTGTGCAACCTTTCCTGATTAAGCAGGAGTTGCAACCGTTAATTTTTATTTGATACCTCATTTCTTCGTTTCTTCCTTCACTTTTCTGAAAAGGTCAAGCGCTTTATCTGATGTTTGAGCAGTAACTTGGATAGTGGTTATGCCGCCCTCGTAAGCGCTAACTGTTAAAGTTGTCGTGTCTGCGAGAGCTGCTTTTTTAAGCCATTTCATTTTGCTTATTCACCGTTACCGTGACGTTGAGAAATTCGGGAACTTTAGGACAGAGTAATAAACCCCAGCATTTTTCGCAGGATTCAATTCCATGAACGTATTCCGCGATGTAGCAGGGTTTAGTCACTCGGAAACAGCCTCTTCAAACATTTTAAACGTCAGCAATAATCTTTTGGAAGTCTGCAATTTTCTCGTTAACCATCCGATTTTTGAAGTCTTCCTTCTCTTTCAGCGTTAAATCTTTAGGTTTTTTGAGTTGCAACTTTACGCGGCTGTTCCACGTGTACAATAAGAGTTTATCTGCGTATTCGCTTAATGCCTCCGTCGCTATTTGAGTGGCTTTCTGTTTGTCTCCTCTGCGTGCAAGACCTAAAGCAACCGTTAACCGCACGTTTAGTTTTTGTGCGTATAAAGAAACTTGGGGGTAACTACGATGACTCATTTTGCCCATCCCTAATGACGTTGTTGTTCACTTTATTGCAGCATAATTTTTATATGCGGGTATACGGCTGTTATATTGTTGGGCACACCGTTAAGACAACGACACGCCGCCCTTATGGTACTTACCTTATCTCACTGGAACTTCATGGGTTGCGGTGAAATGGTGGGCTTTGTCTGTGGTGATTGCCATTTTTCTTAATTTAGGTTATGTCGCCGTCTGTGTAGACTGCTTGGAAATACACTGTGCCCAAAGTCGGCGCTGTCACGTATGTTCCTAAACAAAGTGCGGAACCCACCGTTGTTGTTTTGCAAAGGTAACCTGGGTAAGGAATAAAGGGCTTAACGATTGTAGGTGCATAAGCGCCTGAAACGTTTGACGATACGATTCCGCCGAAGTCAATGGTGCCGCCTGTAGGTTTTGTGTCGTTAAACGAGTAAACAAGTGAGCCTTGAGCGCTGATAGTGTACTGGTGAACTTTAATGATGTTCGCTGTACCTGATGGCTGCAGTAAAGTACCAGCTGCCGTTAGGAACGTGCCCGCCGTCTTGTATCGTCCGTTATCCACGAAGATGTCGTAGAGTGCTGCTGTCTCAGGACTTGTTTCTTTAGGTCTTGTCATGTTTAGTCACCTGCTTCTCTGCTTTTCGTTGTAATCACCGATGTCTTATCTACCAGTGTACCCTTAATTAAGGCGGGTAAAGTTGCGCTTGCGATGCTAATTTGATGAGATTCAGCCATACTTTTCAATAGGCTAACCGTTATTGATTTTATTGGCATTTTTTTGTTTATCCTCCTTTAATTTTATTTTGGTTTTTGCTTCACGTTATCCATTTTTCCCGTTTGGTCTTGTGTTGGTTGATTTTGATTTTGCCCGTCTTGCTGTTGGTCTTGGTCTTGCTGGTTTTCCGCGTTAGCGTCCTGTTGGTCTTGCTGTGTTTGTGCATCTGCTTCTTCAACAGCTTCCTCTTCTTCCTCATCAGGAAGTTTAACTCCGATCTGTTGCATTATTGCATCGAATCGTTTTTGCCTAATAAAGCCAAGGTCTAAACCTTTTGTGATGATGACGGCGGGTTCAATGTCTCCGACGCCTGTAGGTTCCTTACCGAAGTTGATTCTTGGCACTTCAGTTTCAGAGTCGAAGTTAGCGAGGATAAGCGGTTTATACCAGTATCTTTCAACTGCCCGTTTAAGCTCGCGTTGAATGCTTGAGACGTGTCTGCCGATGATTTGCTCCAGCGCTGTGTCACTTGCGAGCGTAGCGTCTCTTTCATACCATAAGTTTGAAGCTCGCATGTAAGCGAAAATCTGCGATTTCATATCTTGAATGTACTCCCAAAAAGGCACGCGGGGATCTATGCTTATGAACTCAACGTTTTTAGCCGTCATTTCTTCAGATGTTTGTCTACCTAAGAAAATGTCTTCGCCTGCACCCCGGTTAAGCACAGCGGCTTTTAACACTTCAGCCGCTTGCCTTGTCTTCCAGATGCCAATCGGCGCGATATACCTCTCTAAGATTAAGCTGACGTTATCGTTAGCTTTGTTAAGGCTGTTCAACAAGGGCAGGATGCCGCGTACAAGTGAAACGCCGCGTGGGTCATTGCCCATTTTGCCGTAGGTGAACCATGCCAAGTTTGCGCCATTAATTGTGGCTTCTTTATTGTCTACCACTTGCTTAATGCTAAGTACGTCACCTGTTGCAGGGTCGGTTTTGATGTCTTTAACTGTAAGCGGATGCACAATTTTCAATGCGCATTTCTCAATGTCTTGGACGATACGGGTTTCCACAGGGCAATACCCAGCAATGATTGCGAGCCGCAGAACATTAGGCAAAAAACCGTCAAGGTTAAATTTTTCGCCGAAACTATCTGCTAAGTCGCGAGGCTTGCTTTTCTCAAAAACCTTTGTGACTTTCTCAACCGTATTATAATGTCCAAGACCGCAGGCTGATTCGACCAAATCGTCTATTGGCGCCCGTATTAAATCGCTGAATTTATATGCTGCGAAACAGTCTTCTATGCTTTCAGGTTTCCAACTTGTGCCAGCGCCAGCGCTGAAGACTCCTTTGGCAGTGCCGAAGTCAAGCGCTTGCATGCTCTCGTTGTACCAGGGCCAATGTAAAGTGGATTTGCCAATTTTCATTTTAACCTAATCGTCCTCGCATATTTCAATCTACAGAAACAATTTTCACGGTTGTTTCATGCTCATAATCTGCCTCGTACCAGCCGCCGCATCGGCGGCACTCGTGAATCTGAGTCGGTGGGCAATGTGTACATTCACGCTTAAACAAGACTAAGCTACAGTAAGGACACCTAATTTTTAATCCCGCCTTTCACTTTTCAACTTTAGTTTTTTCAAGGTCGAAAGCAACAGTTTTGTGAATGCGAATAAACTCTTCTAACGCAATTATGAAACCTTTACTAAACCGTTTACGCCATTGAAACAATCAAAGGTTTTTCAGGATTAGTAATAATGAAAGCATTTTTCTTTTTCTCAATAAGAAACCACTCTAAAAACTCTAAAAGCCCTTTGCTAATTTTTTTATGTCTCTCAAGGCAACTTATGATAAAATGTTCTCCTTTTGTTAAAACAACGCCGTTCTCAATATCCCAAAGGGCTGAACAGTTTAAGGCGTCTTCAAAGGTCTGAAGGTTAAATTCCCTGATAATATCTACGACTCTTTTTTTATGATGCACTTGAATGTTTAAAGGCAAATTTGGGTACGAGGGGATACAAGTTTTTAGAACTTCTTTTCGCCAACACCCATATTCTTTTGACTCACGGATTTCTGACAAGAGAGGAAACCGATATTTTACGTTCTTTCTGCCGCCTTTCCATGCCCAATGATTTTCTCTAGTATATTTTCCCCTAAGAGCTTTGCTGAGGTTTTCAGCGTGTTCTTTTGTCACTATTACTTTTTTGTTTTTCTCAGATTTACTTATTTTTAACTTCTGCTCTTTGGACATTTTTACTCCAAAACGAGGGTTTCCTTTCCCGCAATATTCGCCTCTTACACCTCTGCATGAAGCACAATTACAACTGGCGCCATGATTAATACCTTTCCGCATTTTTACAGCATTAAGACGCAATTGCCCCAGATGTTGTGGGGTTCTTTTATAGTATCCTGAAGGCATATCTTTACTAAGGCCTGATTTGCTTTTAAAAGTGTTCGCCTTTGTAGATTGTCACGGTCCAAGGCGGATCATAAGTTATGTGGTGAATTTGAATAACCGTTTTACGTTTCGGCTTTATAGTTTAGGCCTTCTCTAATCTTAGCAAGTACACCGCATTTCTGTTCCCTAATACTCAATTTTTGGAATTACATTATAGTGATTAGACTTTAAGCTAACGCCAAAATGACAAATCCTTTTAGTGCCTTTCTGTTTATGCGATTTTTCTTTTGCGCAACATGATAAACAAAGTTTGCTTTTGTTTTGGCGGTTTCTATGTTTACCACATTTTAAACAAGTAGCCATTAGTAAGGTGTGTCTCCAATCCCATCAAACCCCATGGCTTCCCGTCGTGTGGGTTCTGTCGTGTGGAATATGTTGCCGCAGAAGTTGCATCTGACCATCGTGTTTATGCTCTGCGTATAAACCTGAGCTGTCCACGTAGGCGCGGCACCCTTTAACCGTTTAGTGCGAAGCCGCAGGGCAGGACCAACCCTGAGTAAATCTGAAATCTCACCGCATCGTGGACATTTCGTCCAAGTTAAATCAGTCAAAGCGTACAACTCCAACTATTGCCGTAACCGTCATATCTGCATCCATTTTCTGAAGACGCGTATGTGTGCACTTTGGATTCATCGATTTTCTGCTTCATGTCTAAACTCCAAAACTCAACGGAGTTGTCGAAGTGAAGTTCATAATGGTCTTCTCTTTTAATCACTAATCTTAACTGATTTATGTTACTCACCTCGGGCGTACTCCAAACGTTACTTCTGTTGGTCCACTATTACGCAGTTGCCAAGCTGCTAAAGCCAAAGCGATCACGCAGTCGTCATGTAGGCCTTCTGGCGCATTGTAACTTATCAGGCCTGACGGCGTTAAATCGTAAGTGAAGCTTTCAAGTTCAGACTTTAAAACTGGGAAATCAGTGTCTAAAGTTGTGCTGAACTCTTTTGTTTCAGAGTCGCCGGGAAACCAGATTGCACCGTTGTCAAGCATGATGCTTAAGTTTTCTATTAACGCTTTTTTTGTTGAGTTAGTTAATTTGTAGCCTTGTGCATCACTGTATTCTTGAGTTAACTCATCATAAACGGGGTCGCCTACGCCTGTGCTGTCAATAAGTAAAGATGCATTGTTGAGGCGTCTACAAAACTCTACTGAACGCTTCCGCATTAGGGGCCAGTCAAGTTGATGGTAACGTTCAAACCCTACAACTTCACCGTTTAATCGTAGGGCAATGTTAACGTAGAAATCTACGCTTTTAGCTAAGTCACTGCCAACAGTTATAACTTCGCCTTCCTGAATAGGCGCAATATCGTCTCGTATGCGATCAGTTATATGGCGGAAAACTACGCCTTCGCCCTGTAAGGTTTCTCCCAAGATTTCTTGGCGCTGCGTTAACTCAGGCAGTTGCGCCGCGATAAAATCTATGTCACTTTTATTTAAGAATCCGCCTTGCTCCGTGCTGTTGCCATAAGAGCCGAACATCCAGCTTTTATATTCAGTATTTTTTGGGTCTTGCCCTTTCTGGTAGTATTCATCAAACCAGTTAACGCCTTTAGGAGTGCCTATAGCGAATAGCCAGCCGTGAAAATCAATTAGGCTGGGCAATAATTCTTCGGTGACGCGGTTGCGCTTCATTGATCCTGCTTCATCGATTATTACACCGTGAAGGCCTGATCCTCTTAGGGTGTCTTCTTTATCTGCACTGTGAAAAAAACATTCAGCACCATTTGTTAAGCGGACGAATCTGATTACTTCACTACTTTCTAACTGCTTAGATATTGCTTCTCTTGGCGTTAACTTGCGGATTTTAGCAGTTGCAGGAATCAACTCTTTATAGTAGGGTGCAACCCACCAGATTAAACAGTTAGGGTTATTACCCATATATGTGAGGCATTTTATCCATGCGAGTTCGGTTTTACCCCATCGTCTTCCAGCTTTTACGATTTGGAAGCGGTGATTGTCATGGTAAACTTTAAGTTGTTGGGGATGTAGGTGAAACTTCTGGGTCTTTACTGTTGTCAACGATTTCAAATTTAATTGTTTCTCCACCCTCAATTTTCTGCTCAACTCTCTGCGGCATCAACTTTGCAAGTAAAAGGTCACGATATTTCATGCGCAAAGCGGGGTTATCGGCTTTAACTATGTCACGTTGCTGTTGCCGCAGTAATTCGTCTACAAGCATTTGTGCGGTTAAGCCGTTGCGGTGGGTGTAGATTGTGTTTAGGCAGGGTGATATGCCTACAGTGTCTTCTAAGTGTTTACGGGTTTCTTCTGCTGATGCGCCTTTAGCCCAATCGGCTAAGATGATGGTTGTTACTTCTTTGCTGTACATGGTTTTAACCAGACTTTACTAGTTTTACTCGTTTTTGCCCCGTGTACTTTTCCCATCTTTGGCAGATGATTTCTTGGGTCATGTTTTCACTTTCAAAGGTTATGTAGTGTAGCTTAACGGTTTATTTTTAGGTGCTTCATCTACGCATGAAATTTTAGTTAACAGATTGATTAGTTCTGCTTGTGTTTCTTCGATGGTTTTAAGGTGTTTGCAGATAATGAGGAAGAGTTCTTTTAGTTCCTGCGGGGAAGGTTCAGTTAATGAAGGGGCACTCATTTTTTCACTTATCGGTTATATCTTTCTACGCCTTACTGAAAATGGAAGCGGCAGCGATTGCAACGCACAGGACGTGTACCTTCAATTAGCGGAGTAGTGTTGACGTAACCGCATTTAGGGCAAGTAACATCTTTCACAGTCAGTTGAACCATTAGGTTTCCGTCCCCGTTACCGTTACATTGAAGTTGAATGCTCCCAGAGGCGCAGACGATGAAGCTGTTAAAGTGAACTTTGCGGTCTGCGGGGTCTGCGGTGTAATAAGCGTGCCTGTGCAGTTCCAGCTAAGCGTCAGATACGCTGGCAAACCCGTCGTCGCCATCGTTAAGGTTTCATTCAGGTTTCCCGTGTTCGTGATTACAACGTTAGTGCTGGTTACGCTTCCCTGGGAGATGCTGCCCACGGTGATGGAAGATGGATTCACTGAAACGCCGACTCCGACAATGTTCCCAGTGATACTCACTAGGAATGAGGTGCTAAGCAAAGCGGCTACAGTGATGCCTATAGTAAGGCAAACAACTAAGAATGCAAGAATCAACCGTGTTTTACTCAAGTTTTTTAACCTCTACACATTCTATTTTTTTGTTATGTTTAGGCTAGCGTGTTTTGCGCGGTGTTCCGCCTCTGATATGAAAGGAAGAGAGAAATGAAAATTGAAAGTTGCTCAGAAGAGAACGCCTGTGCGCACACGCCCAGCTTTAATACATTAGGATAAAATAGGTGACGGCTGAAGCGACGACCGCGCTTGCGATTCCTGTGATTAATGGTTTAAACATGTTTACCCAGCTTGACTCAACTCGTCGGCTTTGTTGCAGCTGCGCTATTGCGTGTACGATACCCTCAGTTAAGCCCATACCGTCAACGCCAAGCAACGCAACGTAAATTTTATCGATTTTACGGTTCAAGTCAGGACAAATCGGGCAATCCATATAAGAAAAACTTGCGCCTCGCTCACCTTTCTCGCCTCGCTCGCCTCGTTCGCCTCGACTCATTTTTTTAGACTCCGAAATGATTCAATACCTCACCATATTCGTGATTTACTGCGTGCTGAGGTACAGCGCCGTTAAACGCGGCTTTCAACTCAGCATTAATAATTACTTCAGAGTCAACAGTGTAAACTTTATCAGCTCTGATTGGGTCGTAAAATGCGTAGTCAAGGGTGATTCTATGAGCGATTAAGATTTCAACTCGTCTTTTTCTGCGTCTTTCACGCGATTCAGGACTTTTGATTTTACTCATTCAACGTGTTTTCTCCTCAAATAGTTAGATGCTAAAAGCTGCAGTGCCCCTCTTTTTTTGCCCTGAAGGCAGAATAAGGGAGTTGCAGAACTAATGATTTATTAAGGGCTGCGATTTACATTTAAGCGTATTCTTTTTTCCGTAAATTAAAAGGTGTTTTGATGCGGAAAACGTATAGTTTAAGCTAATTTACCGTTTTGTTTTTGAACTGCTTGAGCTATCAAAATAACATCTAAAATCTTTCAATGTAACCACAGACAAGACACTCCCAATAATCACCGTTAGCAGTAGTCATTGGCACAACCGCTTTTCTATCGCATTTTGAGCAAGTTTGCATATTCTTTTGCTCCTATAAAGTACCGCGTAAATCGCTGTAGTATTTCTTTTTCATATTAGTGTAGGGAATTACGGTTAAATATTTTTTCATGGTTTCTCATTTCTCTGTTCTGATAAAGAATAAGAAGCTTGGTCTTTTCTGCTATCATAGATTAACGGTTTCACCTTTTCTTTTTCGCAATTTAGCATAAGTTGACTCAAAGCGGAACGCATAGCATAATATCCGGTTAACGTGATTTCTTTGGCATCATAAAGTTCTTCTAATAATTGTATAGTTTCTTGTTTGGTTGTCATGTTTTGGTTTCTCCTGTTTCTTTTCGCGGGGATAGAACATCACGCAAACGGTCAAGTCTTTCAGCGTTAAAAGTTGCTAACTCGTCATAAGTGCAACCTGGTTTATCTTCATCAAGGATTTTGTTGACGTTACCAAGCTGTCCTCCATACTTCCATTTTTCGCTTTGGTATTGGTCGCGTTCTCGTTTGGCTCGCTCCAACTCTTCTCTCAGATTTATAATCATAGAGATTAATTCAGATTGGCTTGCTCCGTCTAAATCCGTCATGGTTGCTTCTCCTGTTCTTGACTTTGGATTAGAAGACCATATTTTTCGTTCAATTCGACTAGTTCTTTGTGATAGTTATTAAAATCCTCAATGGATTTGAACCAACCCTGCCCCATTGCTTTGGCAGATATCAACAAATAACCATGATTCATTTTGTACATCTTAGCTATTTTGTCAGACCAGTTTTCTTTAAGATATTTTTTGGCTTCATCACGGTTTTCTTCCTTCACCATGTCAGCGTAAGAAAGAGGTTTTTGCCTGATTTCTATTTTAGCGTATTGTGGATTGTATGCCTTAGCAATCCAGTAAGGAAGCTCTATGAAGTAATTGAACGCAGGTTTACCATTATGATCTACAAAAGGTTCATGTGGTTTTCTATCTACATGCAACCATTTTATAATTTTCTCTGGGCGTTTCACTCTTTTACACCGTTTTCTTTATTTTTGAAATGAAATGAGAGGATTTATTCCTGCCATCCATTTTTACCGATCCGTTCTAGTTCTTCAGGTGTGGCTTTGTGTTCTTCTAGAGTTATCCAGCTTTCATCGTCAATTTCGTCTTTTGTACTATTCAACTCTATTGCTGGAGCGTAGTCTTTGTTTCCAAGAATCCAAGAACCCTCTGCTAACAGTTTCTTTAATCGCTTTTGATCTTCAGCACTGGGCCAGAACCATTCACGTAAAGGTCGAATATAGAAACCAATACGCTCAACCTTTCGGTATTTTAGTTTTTGATAGATTCCTTTGTCCGTGATTGTTTCGGCTATATACCAAGTTTCACGGAGGACTAAACTTATTTCATGTTCATTCATTCTTTCTTTCAAACTCCTGTAACTTCCGTTACTTTGATTCTTTTGGATTATTAAGAAGCTCAGGGCAACCTACACAGAAAACGCTAAGTTCCTCTTGTAGCGTTGTCTCATTAAACGGCGTAACCATGAGAGTTCTGTGTTGAGCAAAAGATAGGCATTTTATGCTGAATCCAGCACGCCATTTCTTGACTCGGATCATTGCTGTTTTACAAGAACCCTCTTGTTTAATTGTGGTGCTCACGGTTTTGCCTCCGCTTGATTAGAAGTATCTTGAATAGATGGATTCTCGCCTCTTTTCCGTCTCCATGCTTTAGGTAATTCAAAATAGCATTCGTTACAAAGTTCCAATCTTGCCTGTAAACTTATCATATGTGCATCACCATTTCGATTACATCCTCGGCAAACATAATAGTTCCAATTTACCTTCTCAGGTTTAGGAGGATGCTCGCGCCAATGTTCTTTCCACGTCATTCTTTTGTATTCATCTTCAGCACTCATTTTTGGTTTACCTCTTCATGAGAAATGGATTGAATTTGAAATCCTAAATTTTTGCTGAAACGGTCTAGCTGACGTTTAGATAAAGGATGACAGACTTTCAAAGCCTCTCCACATTGAGGGCATGTAAAGCCTAATGTTGCAGGTAGTTGCGGAAATGCTAAAGCATATTTATGACAGAATAACACGGCCTTCATTGCTTGGTTGCACCTTCCGTAGAAATGATTTGAACTTGGACTTTGTTAATTCTTGTTTGTCTTATGCAAGTTGTTTTCTGGTAGCAAGTTGCACAAAGTGTTTGGAAGGTTCCAAATTCACCGAAACAGTTCATTTAGTTCCACTTCCTTCCCTAAGTTTCTTCTCGCAAGTCACGCACTTGTAAGTATCCAAGTAAACGTTAGCTACTGGTTGCTCAAACTTCAAGCCCTTCCTACCGCAAAGAGTTCTACCTTCCTCTTCGCTGATTACAACATGCGCTTTCAAAGTGCCTCTGGCAAATAGCCAAGTATAGTCAACCATAACTAGGCCCTCTCCTTGTGCTCTTTGATTAATTCTTTAATAGCATCTGAGATAGAAACACGGCAACCTCTCTTAGCTTGGTATTCTCCTGCAACCTTGACAAGTTCAATCTGGACATCTTCCTCGATTTTTACTGACACTTTCATGTTCTCCTTTTTGTGCTTTTGTTACATTTAACCCTTTGTTGGTATAATACCATTAATACCACTAAATAGTATTTATGGTTTGTGGTTAATGTTTTGTACCACAAAAGAATTAAGATTTAGCAAGTCTATCAAATACTTCTTGATTTTCAGAAACTATTTTCTTAGTGAAGTATTCTAGGTCATCTTCTCGCCAAGGAAAGATTAACCCTAATTTTCTTCTCACATGAGTTATTGCTTCAACAAAGTTCATGGGCTCTCTTCCTTCTTGTTTACCCAATTCCACCATGCCCAAAGCAACGGGTCTTCCTTCCAATCAACAAGTTCATACATCATTTTTCTTCCTTCTTGAGTTGTGTTTTGAACGCATGTTTGTAGCCATGAATCATTGCCTCGACATACAAATAATGAATCATCTCAATAGGAAACTCGTTAATCTCAGTCATTTTATCAAGCAAATCGTTTATGAATTTCCAATGCTTTTCCGCTTCTTCTCTAAAGTCTTCAGACATTTATTTCTTAATCTCCGAAATGAATAACTCTAATTTCTGAGGAATATTGTCTAGACGATTTTGAGCAATCTTTTGATACGCAGGATTGATGTCGATCCCGATAAATTGCCTACCTAACTTTTTCGCAATAGCACAAGTTGTTCCGCTGCCAAAAAAGGGGTCCAAAACAACATCATTTTCATCCGTTAAGGCTTGAATTAAATAACCAACAAGCAACTCAGGTTTTTGGGTTGGATGCCCTGTGTCTTCTTTATGATGCGCCGTAATTTTTGGATGTTCCCAAATACTACCGATATTTCGAGTTTTACCGTAATGCTTTGATGATGAAGGAACTTTAACAACATTGAATTTTCTTTTTACAAAGGGAAAATTTAAGATTGCAAAAACTTCATAGTTTCTCGAAAAACAATCTTCACTATGAGTTATCGAGTCTAATTTATGCCAAGTAACCCAATCTGAAAGCACAAAATACTTTTCAAGAGCCTTAACAAGGACATAATTTAAGAAAGGTGGTCTTCCGCAAAATACTATACTACCATTCAACGTTAAAACTCTTTTAGCTTCAGTTAACCATGAATCAAGCCAACTGATGTAAATGTCTGCAAAGACTTCTGCATCCATTGAAAGAGAATTATATGGTGGATCAGCAAAAATCATATTTACGCTTTGATTTGAGATTTGCTTCATAATGTCAGCGCAATCGCCTTGATATATTCTGTTTAATTCAATCATGGGATCGCCTGCTTTTCCGACAAAATGAATGACACTTCTTTACTTTCTAATGCTTCTCTGCAAGCTTTAGCGAATGCTTGACTACAAGTCAGAGGAATCTTAGCGTGAACCCATTTGCGTAATTTATTAGTTCTCATGGCTGGCTCCATGTAGCTATAATTCGGTTGGTCGCGCCCATTCTTGTTTTTAACCCGAATTTTTATTCTCATGTCACGTGGCATAAGGAAAAGGGGATAGTTCCCATAGAACACATGACGCTTACCATAAGTGATAAAGCCTATAGACCTAGGCTTGATGCTATCGAAATATTTTGTTAGCAACGCCACATTCTCCATAATCCAATAAGTGGGTTTTGCATCTTCAACAAATTGCAGATATGCCCTAATTATGGAAATCCCATTTTCAGGGTTAGGTTTATCTTTCCATTTCTTACCATAAAGCAAGCTGATTTGCGAAAAGTCTCGGCATGGCGGGCTTCCCCAAATCACATCATAGCCCTTAAAGTCTTCACCTTTCAAATCTTTAATATCTGCTTTCAGGAACTTATGCTTGTAACCTTTGCTTGGCATATCCTCAATGTCTATACCGAGTACATCGAAGTCTTCTTTAGCGAATCCGTCTGACACGCCGCCTAAACCGCAAAAACAATCAAGCATCTTTAAGGTCATGTTGTTACCTTCTTGTTGTTTAATTCTGACGAAATGCACTGAAGAGAAACATCTTTTTCTGAATTGTATTTTTTATATGCAAACTCGATTTCATAATAGTCTGGTGGAAGTGTATTAACACTCCAAGCTATTTCTTGCCAGAAAGTTTTGAATCTTGAATTAGGAATTATTCTGCATCTGAGTAAATCCCAAATTGGACCTTGTTTTTTCTCTTTTAATGTTAACATTTGATCTACTTTTCGATGGAAAACAGGAGGAGCTTGACCCATAGGTGAAGTTCTACATATTGAATCCGTTTCCATTGATAGATAATCAATTTTTTTCTGAATTGTGGCATATCTTTCTAAGAGTTTAAGAAGATTTTTATCCATTACTGGAATTGTTGTCATTGTTAACAAGTTCCTTTACTGCATTTTGCCGTTAAAGAAGACGCTTTTTTCGGCTGAACAAACAGAGACAGCCAACATTTCAAGTGGTAAATGCGACTACGCAAACGCGTTTTCTGCACCCAAATCCTATCGCCATCATGGAAAGGTTGCTGGCAACTTTGTCTGCGGCATTTAGTGTCTGGGTAGATATGGCGGTACCGTTCACGGTAGATGCCTTCGTGACTATGCGTCAAGAAAAAGCCTCTTTTTTAACTGCTAAATCAAGAATCAGTTTCGCCTGCGGAACACGATTTTCATACTCCCTCGCTTTCTTAACCCATTTACCTCGCCACTCAGCATTAGGATGCATGCTCCACTGTTCAATTACCATGCTGAAAGTTTTAGTCATGCCCTCAATCTCTCGTACTGTCTGCAAATTCACTTCAGGAACTAATTTTTGCTGTGAATCATCAACAAGTTTGACGCTGTAACGTTTCTTGAAAACCTGATAGTCTTCTTCACTTAGATATTTTAGGGTATGTAACCCTTCGTTTAATGCGTAGAGACCCGCGTAGGAATTGCCCAGTTCCATGTTGGCTTGAAGTTTAATTAGGGCTAACCGCATTTTCGCGTTTAAAAGAAGAGGTAGATAATGATCTTGACTACGCAAAACTAGTTGACCTCCACACTGAATATATCTTTTTTAGATAGTATAGTGTTCGCTTGACTACTTTCCTCAGACGTACGTAAGTACATACTGTTACTCTTTTTTTTATTATCTGTTTTTTGTTCTTTCTGACAGTTCATTCTGTTTTCTCTCCGATGAATGTTTGAATTTGATTTGTTATTTCCGTGAGTTTCTCTTTAGTTAATGGCGCATCATATGGAATTCTGAGTACGTTCCAGCCTTGAATTTCCAGTAGGTTATCAATTTCCTCGTCCTTTTCCTGGCGTTTCCGATGAACCTGACCGTCCAAGTAAACAGATTTGCGTTTTTCTTTCCACATGAAATCTGGAATAGTCGCCTTCAAAATTATCGGTTGTTGCGTAACCATCCCCTTTGTTAAGTCGCGTCGGCTAAGTTCTTTGAACACCTCTAATTCAGCATTCGATACTGAGGGGTGAAGTCTTTTTTTATAACTCATTTTCAAAAGCACTCCAATGTTTTCGTTGATGAAGCGTACTTGTCGAAGTCGTAGCATTCACGGCAAAACTGAGACTTATGCAGAATGCAGGTGTCACACGTTTTTTGTCGGCGAGATTTATCTTTAGCCTTCATCTAAGATGACCCCTTCTTTTCTTGAAGGCTTAAAAGCCACGTTTCAAGCTGCTTTTCTTTTCCCGCGTCTGCTTCCACATAGCAATCGCAGTCCACCACATTCGGGTAATCTTGAGCTGATGTGAAAACCATCGCCAAAACCTTCCTGTTCCTGAAGCCTATGAACAACTTGACTTTAGCCTTCACCGCTTAGGCCTCCGTATAACAAACAAGATTTCATAAAGTAGATACATGTAGCAGACGAGGCAGTTCGGTTCGCTCCAGCAACGCAGACTGTCCGAACCATGATAGAACATTCTTAGAAATTCAGGCGCCCTCATTTTTAGTCTCCTATCACGCTTGTCTGCTCAGGATTAAGCTGCCTGGATAACTCGTTTAAGCCGATTCCAACGAGTACGCCAATGAGGAAGCCGCCTAAAAGAAAAAGAAGCGCGATTACAACATCCATCATTTTTCTATCTCCAAAAGTTTATCAACGTAAAAATGAAAACCTTCATTATCAACAATCAAGTCAACCTCAATGTTTCTTACGGAAAATCCGATTTGAAACTGCAGATTCTTTCGTTTGCCTTCGCTCACGTTGAAACCTCCAAAGGTTTCTTCTCAAAAAGCGCGGGGTTAACGCAGTAGAGGCCTGCGGAGACAGCGACTATTTTTGGCACGCCATCCACGCTGAAATCCTTGCTTGAAGCTTCATTGACTCTGCGGTCGACAGTGCGTTTGCTTCGGTATTCCTTCCAGGGCCACTCGTCGTCTGCTCGCAACTTGCCTATTTTTTCGGTTACTATCCTGTAGATGTCAGCGAGGTCGGCGGGTCTGTGCTCCGTAAAGGCGATTTTGTAGACGGCTTCAACCGCGAGTTTGCGGATGGCTGCGCATTCTGATTCTGTGGCGGGCACAAGTTGAGGCTTCCAACACGGTAACTTGAGCGTGGTACTGCTGCGCGGAAAAACGTCCAGTTGAGTCATTTTTGGAGTTCCTCTTTATTTGGATAAGGTTTTGTTGCGCATCCTCTCGATTGGTATTTGCATTTATTTTCTGATGTATCGCATTTCAGTGTATATTTTTCACATCTTACAAATGGTGAAAAGCAGGTCATTGTTTTAGTTCCTCTAAAAGTTTGGATTTTGCACTCCTCCGAATCATTCGGCGCCTTCGTTGATAATCTTTCTGATAAGCTTTGTAATGTGGACTTTGCTGGTAAGTTCTCGCGTAGGATGCGCGGCGGACTTTGAGTTCCGCTGTAGTCTGCTTGGTGAGTTTCTCACGAATAATTTGTTCGTAATGTTTTGATTCTGCTTGCTGAAACTCGCTCCAGCTTCCAACCCAGGCTTCCCAGCGCTTGGCGCGTTCAACCACGTTAACCGTCATGCTTTTATTCTCCATCTAAATCATTTAGGAATTTGCCACCTTGATTCGCGTCCGTCTTTTATCCATTTTCCGTCGAGCATGTTAGCGATTTCGTTCATCTGCTCCCATTTTTCAACGCTTACAAACCTAGTTTTAACATTATAATGCTCAGTGGCTTCGGTGACGGTTAGGAACTGTCTGAGGTCAGGCGGAAAAGTTTGGCGTAGGTCTTCAGCGTTCTTGAATTTGGCTTGCGGCTTTTCAAGTTCAGGCGGCTTGGCTTTGTCGTATTTCAAGACGTCAGGAACAATAGAGGGTTCAGTGCCGAGGGCTTCGTTTGCCATCATGAGGAGTTCTAGGGCTTGTTTAATCATTTTCTTGGCAGATGCAACGTCAGTCATGTTTTCGCCTCCTCTGCGGGTTTCTCGTAGAGCGTCATGCGAATCGCTTTTGCGTAGCGGTCTAGCACAACGTAGCCTTTTTCAAGCGCGTCTTTGACGCCTGTGACTTCGCATTCAATCATGTCCAGCATTTTCGGCTCGGTTTTTGGCTCTTCAATGTACTCAGTAAAATCAAGGCTTCGGCAGTAAGGGCAAACATGGCTTTCTAAAATGCCGACCTTTTCAATGGCTTCTTGAAGTTTTGCGGGGTAAACAAATGTTTTCTTGCAACTTTGGCAAATAAATTTCAT